TGCCGCCCCCCTGGTTTCATGTTCAGACGCATAGCATGCACATTGAAATTCTTATTCATAGACGTTTCATCGCTGCCAGAATGCTTTAAACGAATTCGTACCGTATCCCCCGAAGCACCACAGTACACCGTCTTCCATGTTCTTGCTCCATCACCAGAACAATCAAAAAATCGCGTTAGTGTTCCTGTTGGGGATGTCTCATTATCAAGATAGAAATCCACCTGCACTTCAACATCAGCGAAAACATCTACGAGAAAATCTATGTGACCAAGAACAACTTCTTTACCTAGTTGCTGAAACGGATTGTAACGCTTCGTAAGTATCTCAAAGTTATAGTCATAGCCATTATCGTCATCGGAATTAGCATTGGGAAGCTCATAAACATATCCATCTTCACTCCCACATATAGAGATAAGCTCTCCTTTCTGAAAAGATAGGTCATCCCATATATAATTAGTAAAATCAGTGAATGTGGCTGGAGATGTTATTTCTGACCAGTATGTTCCGTTCTGCATGCTAGTAAATGTAACATCAGCACCTTTAGTGTAATCCTCAAGGCAGCGCAGTTGCATCACACCACCAGTCTTATCGGTAAACTGATACTTTGAGAACGCTTCTTCGGTATAATTGTATACTAGCAATGTGTCAGGATAGGTAACCGATCCTCCTTTAGAAGGATATGCCAAAAATGCTTGCTCATTGCTATTCGATCTATTGCCAAAACATAAATCGATATAATCGTAATCAATCTCTAAGCTGAAATCTGGAAGTTTCTTGTTAAACGTCTGAGTGTTAACACCATCGCAGGCAATGAGATCGTATTTTCCTGTTCCTACTACATACTGATCAAAAGATAATGTTCCAAACGTAGCATCTATTTCTCTCGTTGAGTTTATCCTGTTCCATCGAAACGGAAGGTCTGGATTCGCTGTGTACTCCAAAAGCCACACAGACCGCTCAAAAAAGACTACTAACTTACCCCTAAGGAATGCCGCAGAAACAATCTTTTCGTTAGTTGGAGCGTCGTTATATCCACCCTGACCAGCAATATCATCACGCCAGACACTGACACTCCCAGCTTGCGACCATCTTGCCCTCTGTGGATATCTCGTAGAGGCTGAACCTTCTAGCGTATTAAGCATCACAAGACGTTCGTAATATGGGAAAATCATCAAAGCAGAGCGTATGGTGTCAGTACCTCCAGAACCATATTGTAAATTAGCGGTCTCAAGACCAAAATCAGTGCCGTCGTATGTATAAATAACAGAGGCATTATCACAAATCCACAACTTGTCATTATAAGCATACGCCCATATCAGATTATCGTTATTCCAAATATCATAAGTCCCTGAACCGTTATCTAAATTCTTAAAATATTTGTAAGTTGCATCCCATTTGCTTCCACGACGCTTATCAAAAGCCAGAAGTTCCGTAGAGCCATCAGCTCTATCAAAATGATAAACACCTCGAACCACTCTATCTGTTCCAGCATCACTGTAATGGTAATCGCATGTGATTGCTACAACTCCAACATTAGCAGTAAATGTCGCGCTAATGGCTCCAGTTGTATAATTGACAGTCCCTGTTCCATCTCCAGAAAGTGTTCCGTCACCATCATCTACAATATCCTGACCACCTGCTTCAGTAATAATAACACTTCCTGCTATTACAGGAGTATTGCTTGCTGTATGAGTATATGGACCTTTGCCACCATTCCCTGTCGCATATGCTTCATCATCAACAAAGCGTCCGAGTTGTCCGAAAACACTTGACCCTCGCCTTTTCTTTATCACACCACGATCAATATAGACATTCTTCAATGAAGAGAACGCCTGATCTGGCAAAAGCCAAGGATCTACTTGGTCATCCAAACCGCCTAGTGGCGCAATAAGAAAAGGTTGGTATGTCATGCCAGCTCCTCGGGCAAAGCCTCAGCAAGTTCTTCAGCTGTAACGAATTGCAGCAAATCATAGGTAGCAGGAAGATCACAAAGACGCTCCTTCTTGATATAAAGCTCGTCAAGTTGGATCTTATCCTTCTTCCTCATGACCTTGAGTTCTTCAATATCAAGCTCTGCAAGTTTCGCACTACGAAGTTCTCGGATCTCGTTCATCTTAATTTCACGAGCCTTCTCCATGTCGATGATGATTTTTTCTTCTGAAATCTTCCAAGCTTCGCGGAAAAGTGTAGGCATCTCTGTATTTTCAATAAAAAAATAGCTAAGTCCTTTAGGAATAACCTTTAAGGCTATTTTATTGAGAAAATCCTCAATATTCTCTTCATCAACACATAAACTATACGCTGGAGAGACCACAGTAACGCTTTTATCTTCTTCGTATATAATAAACTTCATGTTTTTACCTATAAAATAAATGCTAACATTATTTGTTTCGATGGCTGTAAAGATGCTGAATCAGTGACCCTAATAGTAACTATCCTGCAAACATCGACAGTCTTTGTAGCACCATACGGACGGCTTATAAAAGTGAAATAATTTTGAGTCACTGTTGAAGCACTAGTACCAACAACAGCATAGTTTGCTGAGGCTAATGAAGTTGTAAAGGTTATATTATAATAACCATTACTCGGATTCGCCACACTCGTAACATTATAACTATCTGCAATCGCTAAAGTAACACCATCGAAAACTGCCCATGCAACTACAGAATCGGTGTTAGCAAGAGCGCCTCCACTGGTAATCTTCACTTCATTGCCAGCAGCATCCTCATAATAAAGCTCAGTAGCTGTAGAAACAGCTTTTGTATACACAATTCCTGTCTTAGTAGCAGCTGTAGGCTTCGTAGTCTCATACAATGACACCTTAGCATGCTGACCGTCGCGAGTCTGACCCATATAATTATGATCTACTCCAACAGTCGTCTCTAATGCCGCCCAGTTTGCTCTTATGCCAGCAGTTCCCGTAAGAACTGGTGACGCATTAGCTGGAAACGAATTGTCCCATGCCATTTTCTACCTCCTAAAACTTTGGAAACGTTCTTCTATCGTTTAGCTGCTGTTGAGACTTGCGCATATTCCTATTCAATTCCATCTGATATATAGGCATAATCTCTTGGACTCTAATTGTGTCACCGTTATCTTCTGAAATCGCCATCGCAGTTCCATAAGCTATCAATGGTCCCCACCCTTCAAGTGTCGGTGTCGATGTGCTAGACGCAAGAGCAGCAGGCCTAGTCCACGCCTTTATCTTCATGCTATACGCAGTATCAGGTGTAGGACGCAAGAGCAGTGTCTGGCCATAGAACAGCGCGTCTGTAGGGATGTTCTCGTCGTAGGTCGTATGCTCTGGCCATTTAGCATAGAAACGCTCGGCGTCAAAGTACAGTTCTACATCATAACCATCGGCATATGCAGGCGAAGAGATCACTACATAAGAATCATCGTCGAGGACTTGTGTTTCATCACCATCAGTAGTATCAAATTCCCACCAAGTCTCTAGCTCCAAAGGCTTTAAGTCCGCTGGAAGCACGTATTGGTAGTATTGATTGATGTAAGTCGTCAAATCCGTGTCCGACAACTGATTAGTAGAAGCACGCCCCGTGAGGGCGCGCACCTTGTCTTGAATGTTTGAAAGTTTCCAGCCCATTACGCTTCCTTCTCAATAACTTCTATGATCTGAAATCCTGTTCGTGGAACAAATCCCGCTTTCACTTTTTCATTATCAACAAATTTGTATTTAGTACGCCCTAATTTATTGAGATGTTCCGCTATCTCTAACTTTATAACATGCTCGTTACCATCCATTAAGGACATGCTCACTCCATTATGTGAAAAATCTAGCGCATAGCCAGGGTTCTCATAGTTGGTAAATCTACCTCGTGCATATTTAACTTTCTTTACTTCCAGCTCCTTAATCTCGGCTACGGCGTCAATCGCTGGACCTGCCTTCTCTTCAACCATTGAATTCTCCTTCTTTGGTTTGTTCTTGCTTCCTGGTTTTCGACCTCTCGGCATCTTAGGTCTCCTTGGTTAGTCATTAACTGAAGATAAACCTTCAGGTGACACACGTTGTGGTTGTTTAACCATCAGTGCTCGCACACTCTTTTTTTCTTCGCAATCTGTCTAGCATTCCGTGACAATCTTTACAACACCATATCACTTCTAAAGGCTTAGAATAATCATGATGATGTGCATCAAGTTTTTCTTCCCTCATATCACAAACTTCGCAATATTCTGGTTTTTTAACCTTCCCTCCACGCAAAGCATTAGAAATTGTCCAATGTGCCTTTTTGCGTAATGGATCGTAATTTCTAAAATACTCTTTATTTCTTTCAGGGTTTTCTATAACCCATTTTTTTCTGCGTTCTTTTGCTTCTTCGACATGTTTTTTTCCATATTGTCGGTGTTTTCGTCTAAAATGTTCGATTCTACTTTGATAATATGAAGAATTCCACTCTCTTTTTTTTTCACTATTTTTTTCATTATATTTTTTATGTTTTTCTCTAATAGCCTCTTTGTTTTTTTGATAATATTCCTTAGAAGCCGAAGAAACTTTCTCTTCGTTATCTGTACGATATTTTTTACCTTTAATTTTTTCACAAACTTTACAATATGGCTGGAATCCGTCTTTCCTATTCCTGCTTTTATAAAATTCAGATTCATCTTTTTCTATTCCACATTTTGCACATTTCTTCATTCCAGACCTCCTTTTAAACGGCCTGGCTAAGTATATCAGATTCGTAACATACAGTCAAATAGGGGGCTATATTATCATAACCCCCTTAGTATTAAGTACTTTAACCGATGTCTCCGAGATCCTCGTAATCTGCTTGAGTACAAGTCACGAATAAGAGATCGGAGTCAGCGCCAACTACATCAGTACCAAGAGTAACTCTAAAGGTACCGCTGTTATCCACTTTCTCTGAGACGTTTACGACTTTTCCACCTGCTGACCAAGCTGTGTAAGCTGAGCCGTCGATGTCATCACCGTTCATGTCTTGTAGAGAAAAGGTTGTGCTATTGATAACTGTGATTTTGTAATGATTTTCATTAATCTGTGTCATCCCAGTCACGTCATGGATACCAACAACATCACCAGTAGTGTAAGTCGCTGTGGCTCCTACTGTTACAACAGGAGGATTAGCAGCTGTTACAGCGCTAATGCTCTGGTTGCTAGGTACAATAGAAGTCGTTTCAAGCACTGTAAAGCCATTCGATGTAGAAGCTGTATGGTTGGTGCTTGTGTCTTCGCAAAGCTCGTTAAGGGCATATGCAGTAGTCATACCACGGTGCCAGTAACTCTTTGCTGTTTTAGTGTCTACGGCCCACTGAGTGTAGTTCCATACTTCAATTTCATCAGGTACAAAGCCTACGTTTAAAGTATAAGCAGCTCCACCAGAGGTAAGTTTAAACTTCTTAATTCTTGCAGTCATGATTTACCTCCTTATGAATGGGTTGAATTTAAGTCAATTAACCATGAATCGTTCAATATCCGGCTAACATGATACGCGCGCCAACCCATTGTAGACCTCTGATTCAAAGGATCGTCCCCCTGTCCCAAAGGCTTATAAATGTTCTTCATAGTTCCAGCATTAAGATCAATAAGACCGTAAGCCTCTTCACCTACGATGAAGTTGCTGTAGGTGCTAGAAGAAACGTAACCATTAGGGCTTAACAACCAACGTGTGTTTCCTACGGATCCCCATTCAGCGTCATTAAGTCCGCTAGCTTGTGGATATTGAGCAACGGGAATGAATTCGTCGATAGCCTCAAGGTCATCAAGGATGTCAGTGTCTCCTAGAGCCCAGAAAGAACGACGTACAGGAGCTGTACCGAACTTATTGGCGCCTTCGATGGCTGGTGTGAACATACGAGCGCTGTTGCCCATGAGTGTCTTTACGACACCTTGGATGTCAGCGTAGGTAAGCTCGGTAGGAGTCGAACCATTTACACCATTAGTACA